CATCAACAAATACATTATCAGATTCAATTACAGCTTCCCCTAGGTCTTGCACAGGATTAGTGACTCTAGCAGGATTGAATACAATCTGACAAATATCAGAAAATAATTTTGACGCTTTCGCAATCATATTATAACTTAATATACCTATTTTGGCCAGCATCGAAATTACCGACCAACCTAACGTCTTAACGCTAGGATTTATTAAACAGTGTCCTAACTGACTCATAATGTCTGTTAGAACGCTATTTAGATTAAAATCCATATTAACAATAGACGACGCTTTAACTTGCTGCAAAATCTTTTCTACAGCCTTTCCAACGCCATCACATACACCTTCAATTTCTTCTTTAATTTGATCCACAACAGGTTGAATAACTCTTTTGCGAACCACTCCAGACACGTAACCTTCATCACGGTCCGACTCAGGCACAATCACTTCAGGGATAGTAGTATCATTCAACACAGTTAAGTATTGCATGGACGTAAATCCCTGGAACACACTCAAACTAAAATCATCAGCAATCTTCGAATAAACATTAACAGTGTAATCACCAGCTATGGAAACATTAGTGTTGGTAGAAAAACCAACCATAATAGATCCCATATCAGCGGCAATCGCTTGATCCTCATCAATGGTAGCAAAATTGGTATCTTGCAAATAATTTAAATCATTAGCATTATACCATGGAATTTCAATATTCATTATCTGATTCACACTCAAAGTCAATATATCCAAAGGGTTAGAATGACGCAAAATCGGCGTCGGTAACAAAAGATCAGGGTACAGAATCGAAGTCGGGGCAATCTTGTCAGAAGCATCATATTGAGCCCATACAAATACACCAGGCAGGTAAGGAAATATAATTCTATATCTCATACCACCACGGTAATATCTATATCCACTCAACAAAATGCGGGCATGACTACTCCTATTCAATATATCAAAATTGTCACTATAATTAGGTCCAGGTGGGACCGGAGTGACTTTCAGTTTAAACAAAGCAAAAGGATAACGCGAAGTAATGGAATCACTAAAAGTGAAACTTTCATTATGCGTAGGTCGTCGTAGTAAATCGTAAACATTTGTAAAGGACTCTCCAAAACAAGAGGTTCCCCATCCATTAGATCCAAAAGCTTGAACACTTGTTGAAAAATTGGGATTAGCATCACGTTCACTCTCAGGCACAATAACATCTTCATAAATATGCAAATCTTCCATTTTCATGTAATCATTCACATCAAGTATAGGATCTTCAGGTCTCCAGATAATCCAAATTTGAGGCAATGGCGTTATCGGCAAAACAACTCCCGTATACAAATAAGGGGCCAACGTAGTTCTATACGCTTCAGTATCTTCATAAGTATTCAACAAAAGCATCAAATCAGCAAGATTAGGGGGGGTTGAGTCAAACAAGGCACAAACAAAAGTGGAACCCACTTTCAACATACAACACAGATTTGTGGTAATTGCAGGAACTCCAGTAACAGCAACATTCATTTGACAAATAAAAGCCAATTCAGGTTGAACAGTCGTCCACAATCGGGCAACACTACTAGGAACAGCAGTAACACTCAAAGCACGTCGATTTCCATCATCAAAATATGGCGATCCAAAATCATTCCATCCAATATTTGCAAACAAAGTAACGGGTATAAAAGCCAACAAAGGATCAACAACAGGAAAAGCATCTTGTCGTAACACCAAAGCAGGTTGGGTCAAATTAGCACATTCAAAATTGTCACCTCCAGCCATATAAAAATTAATATCAACAGCAGAGCTAACATTAGAAGGTTGTTGTAAACGTTGTAAAACATTAACAACAAAAACACCAGGCAAACGTCGATTAGTCAAAGATAAAGGCTTTCTAAATATGGTTGTATACCATTCAGCAGCATTTATGTAGGGGGTTTCGTAAGTTATACTCAAATTATTAGCGTCCAACGAATAAGTCGTAAAGGCACTATTTCTAATCATATTATTTGTAATTGGCGTATCTATATCTATACCAGGAATATATCCCAATATCAAACCACCAGTGTAAAACTTATTAGCAATAACATCTAACCTAAATTTCAAAGGTCCTCTATACAAATTAAACATACTAGCAACCACACCAACAGGCGGAATATAATATCCATAGGATAAAAGTCCACCATCATTAACATATTCACCAAAATCAGCCAACGGCGTACACGGAAACTTAAACAGAGTTTGACCAGGAAGGTCAGACTCGGACCACACTACTTGTCTCAATAATCCAAAAATTTTACAAATTTCTTCTACAGTATCTATACTTTCCAATTGTAAATCATGAAGGGTTTGACCAGTCGGATCAAGCCTTAAAGGTCTAAGCGGTTCAGCAATATCTTTTCCATGCGCCCACGATTGAGCGGGTAAAGGCACCAAAATTTGACTAGGTGCAACAGCAGGGGGGTTATCTCTATTTCTATTCTTCTTAAACTGGTTCACAGCTTTTTCAGCAAGAGCAACACCAAGATCCACTAACAAAGACGCTTCAGGCACAACATAGTCATATCCAATCATTCTTTGACCTCTAGTAGGTCCATCACCTTTAATCTGTGACAAGGAAGCAGGAATAGTACCAATGGCACCATCTCGCTTTCCATGAAACTTAGCATCAATAAATCGAATAAACACAGCAACACTCACAGACGCAGATCCAGTTCCCACTCGAAGCGGGTTTAGAACCTGTATCAAAACATTCACCATATTCAACACAGAGGCAGTAGCAACATTCAAATTGTCCAACTTAGTTTGTATAAACGGTTGTCGATTAACATAAGGGATTCTCAAAATTGCTTCGTTAGAACCTCCAGCATTTATCAACACATGATTTGTTTGTGACGCAGTATAAATATTGCGTCTCAAACCAGCATTAATATCAGCATTCAATTCATAATAACTAGCAACTTGCAACGATCCAGTCAAAAACATCTGAGCTTTCGTCTCAATTCTCAATTCCAAATCCCCAGACCACATATAATTCACATTAAAGGGTATCAAGGGTGGGGAATTTGCAGGAACATTAGCAGTCAGTACATCACGCGGTAACACATATTCTCTCAACATACCAGTATCCGTAGCATCCCATTCAAAATCATCAATCAAATACCATTGTTCAGTCAAATTAGAATAATCTCCTATAGCTTCAGTGGTAGTTTTAGTTAAAAAACTTCCACCTACACTTGTAGGTATTCCAACAGAAGGATCAGTAGTAACAGCCAGATTCGTATGTAACGCAGTATCAACTTCAGCAGATTCTTCACCATGAGCACTTTCAGTAGGTCGTTCACTCTCGGGTACAATAATCTCCTTTCTAAAAGGTATTTTCG